ACGAAGTATATAATTGAAGTAAAACCCAAAAAGCAAACACAACCACCGAATGTTAAAAACAAAAAGACTGCCAAGTATCGTAATGAAGTATTAACATACGCAAAGAACCAAACTAAATGGTCTGCTGCTCGTGAGTATTGTGAAGATAGGCAGATGAATTTCTTAATACTAACCGAGGATCATTTAGGAGTATGAAAAAATGGCAACAACACTATTTGAAAAAATTAGTGCCAAAACTGCAGGAGAAAAGAAATCACTAGCGTGGTATCGTTCTGCAGTAAAGGCAGAAGCTAGTTCATATAAGAAAAATTTTAATAAGTATATTTTAAAAGAGAAGAGTGACAACATTGGTGCTGTAGAAGAGCAAGATGCCAATGAACTCCGTAGATATACTGTGCAAGGTCACATGTACATGTTTGAATACAAGGCAAAGATGAAACACTTGCCTTATTTTGATAAATTTCCACTTGTATATGTCCTAAAGTCAAGTAGGAATGAGTTCTGGGGACTCAACCTACATTACTTGAAACCAAAGAAAAGAATTCAAGCTACAAAAAAATTAATGCAAGGTAGAATTGACTTTCCTAAGAAGTGCTTCCATAAATACCTACAGCCTCATGTTGAAGGTTTGTTATTAGATCTAGCTGCAAGTGAATGGGATACTGCTATCCTTCTTCCTACAGAAGATTTTGTGAAAGAAATCAATGGTTTGTCATTTTCTATTAAAAAAGAAGATGTCTGGAAAGAAACCGATGAGACCTTCTATGATAAAATCAGAGGACAAAGAATTGTCCGAGGTTATGGCACTACACAATCTAGAGAGATGGCAACCTAATGGCAGTACCACCAAAGATAGGAGAATGGAGACCAAAGAAAACCTCTAAAGGAACTAGATATCAAATCTGGACTGGAAGTTCTTGGACTACTGGTAGCACTGTTCAACCTAAAGGTAGAAAATATCAACCAGATGGTTACAATCCTCCTTATGAAGATTACAATCCTGTATTAGAAGAAGCAACCACCATCAAAACTGACTTTGGTGCTAATGGTGCACAAATAGCTGGTCTAGCAGGTTCTGTTAGATTCCCTCATGATATGTTAGTTGATCAAGGTGAAGACTTTGTAATGTTTGACTTCTATGATTACAAACCACCTTTTCAAAACAAAAAATCAGTTGATGATGTTGGTGGTGAATCATATGCTAACCTAACTCTAGGAGATTACAACGCTACAGGATACGCAGGTGAGTATTTTAAAGACAAGGCATATCCACAAATTATCATGTATATGCCACAAGATATACAAGATGCTTTTTCTGCAAAATGGGAAGGTAAAAAGTTTGGACAAATCACCACTGGATTAATTGCAGCTGCTGGTCAAGAAGGAAACATTAATAAACTAAAAAAAGCAGGAGACACACTAGATACTGCTCTTGATAAATCTATGGTAGAATCAGCTGCTTCAATTGTCACTGGTCTTGCTCAAAAAATAACAGGAGATACTATCACTGCAGGTGATTTATTTGGTGGTATATCTGGAGTTGCAAGAAACCCAAACGTAGAAGTTTTATTCCAAAGTATGGAACTAAGAACGTTTGATCTTACATTTAAGATGACACCATTTGATGAGAACGATGTACAAAGAATGGATGCTATTATTAGAATATTTAAGATGGCAATGTTACCTCAGTATAATCTAGGTGAAGGTGTTGAAGTTTTTGATAAACAGAATGATGCATTAGATGCTGGTTTCATTCAAGTTCCTAAAGTATGTGCTGTTAATTTCATGAGAGGTGCTAATAGAAATCATTACCTTCCTAGATATAAGATGTGTGCTATCACAGATGTCAATGTAAACTATACTCCTGATAATGTTTACGCTACATTTGATTCCACTGGTGGTTTGGGTAGTCCAGTAGCTACAGAATTAAAAATTAGTTTCATGGAAACAAAACTTGTATTCTCAGAAGACATTAAAGAAAGAGGTTTCTAATGTATTTTTCCTTACTACCAAACATAGAATATGATGAGAAACCAATCAGTTATCCTTTCTCAGAGTCAGACTTTGTAACTGCGAAGAATTTTTTTCGTAGATACAAATTAAATGATGATTTATTTTCTTACGCTGTCTTCTTTAAAAAATATGCAATCGTAGATGGAGATCGTCCTGATACTCTGGCATTAAGAGCATACGGTGATGTATTTTATGACTGGGTGATTCTATTGACAAATAATATGGTTAATGCACAGTATGACTGGCCGTTGACTAACTATGAAATTAGTAAGGTGTTAGAGTCAGAATATGATGATGCATACAATGAAATTCATCACTATGAAACGATAAAGATTGGTCAGTTTGCTGCTGGTCTACGTGTTGATGAAGCATTTTACAATGCACAACACAAAGTTAATATAGATGGTGTAGTATCAATAAAAAATGGTAGTGAGATTTGCGGTCCTGTTAAAGTTGCAGAACATTTTTACAGGGAGAATGAAAAGAAGAGAGAAATATATTTACTTAGACCTACTTATTTCCAGTCATTTGTAGATGACTTTAGGAAAAAGAATTTATATAAAAAAGACGCCAACTATATTAGTCAGCGTCTTAAGAAAACTGGTTGACTTTTTCGGGCAAAAATTTGCCCGAATTTTTTTTGCAGTTTTATGGAATCACCAATCGGATTCTGGACAAGCATCAGGATTCTTTTCTATGAACTGATGTACATAGCCATGAACATCAACTTCATATGAATGATGTGCTCTGGTGTGAATCATCTGTACAAGAATTAAAAAACCCAGAACCATTACATTGATCTGGGTTAGTGGATGCTTAAATACCTCAAGGTATTTTTTCATTCAGTTATTCTTCAGCAAGTTTTGCGAAGTATGACAACGCATCGTCATCATCAACAACTGCTTCTTTCTTTACAGGAGAAGGAGCTGCTGCTTTCTCATTGAAACGATCAGCAGTGTGATCATATCCAAGACCTTCACTCAAGTCTTCAAGAGACTCATCAACTGGACGAGCAACAGGACGTTGCCCTATACCTAGAACAAGATTCAATCTGTTTTCTAGTTCTTCATATGTCTTGAACTGATCCTTAGAAGTGAATGCCTCTAGCGAGTATTCTTTCTTCCAGATCGCTTCAAGTTCATCATCATCTGCACTAAGAGCAGACACAGAATCAAACTCACTACTGTCATAGTTCCAGTACCCTGCAACTTTTTTAATCTTCAACTTGAAGTTGGCACCTTCCCAAAGGTCAAAGACATTGACAGGAGTCTCGTCTTGGAACTCAGGTTGCATAGCAGCGAGGATCTTATCATGGATCTTCTTACCATACTTGTAAAGGAATACCTTACCTTCATTTTCTGGATGCTTAGGATCCTTCACGACGTAGATGTTGCTGTAGTAGGAGAGTTTCCTCTTCTGTTTACGAGCAGTCTCTTTGTCTTCATCAGCACCGCTGTTCCAGAGACGGCGGTTGACCTCACCAACGGGATCCTTCTCGTTGATTGTAGTCAGAGAGTTTTCAATGTACCAACCACCAACACCTTGAAAGGCATGGGAGTACACTTTTGCCCAAGGAATGCTTTCACCTTCTGTGGCAGGAAGGAATCGGATCACGGCATAACCGTTACCAGCAGCGTCAACCTCTGGTTTCCAGAACCTTTCATCAACGTTCTTACCGCTGGATGACTTCTCTAGTTCCTTCTGAAGGTATGAGAAGTTGTTCTGAGATTTACGCTTTAGATCTGCGAATGACATAGGATTTAATTAGATTAGTTTAGATTTGGTTTATTGCCCTATCACTGAAACATAATAACAGGCAAGGGGACGGGCGTCAACCCCCTGCCTCTGTTTGTTTTTTCATACTTGCTACTTTCTGTACGAGTTCATCAAACATTTCTTCAATAGTTGTGTTAGGTGTAGCACCTAACATTATAACACCCTGTTTCATTGTGTCAACAACTGACTTTGCCTCAGGGTCATCGCTCAGTTTAGCACGAGCATAGAATATCTTTTGTTTGTCTATTAATTTTTCTAGAGCTTCAAAGTATTCCATCTTCCTATCTTTATCAAGAAGAACAAAATTCATAGCAGATCTGAAACAGAACTGCTGCAACTCTAACATCTCTTGAATGTCACCTTTAATAATATCTGATTGAAAGAAGGTCATACCTTGTTGTCTTTGTACTTGTAAAACTTTTTAACATCATAACCAAATTTATCATGATGCATCTTGGGATCTAATCCACATATGTTTTTGTATAACATTTTCATTATATCAAAATAATACCAATGATGTGGAGCAAGATACTGTGGAGATGCACAGACATATATGTAATCAAATTTATATGAATCTAGTTTAAAACTCTCTTTCAATAGAGAATTGTAGTTCCAATCTAATTGTACCACATTATTGTCTAGTTGGGTAGAGTTTTGATTACCGATCCATGTGTAACTAGCAAGATTTTTATTCTTTACTAACCACAAAACCCAATCAGCTTGCGAAACAATATCATATTCAATGACTTCATTGTATTGTTCATTAACATAACATATATCATGATGTTGATCAATATTTAAAATATTTATCTGTTCATCAACGTCTTGTAAATCAAAAAGAATACTATCATGTTCATATCCAAAGGCAACGTTTTTACACTCAGCTAATGCTTTTGTATAAACGTCAAGGATGAACAACCAGTTATCTATATTTACTTTGAAATGATCCTCAGAATAGTAAGTATTCTTGTAGAATTCTCCCCACCTTTTGTTAGCGAAGTCATTACTATAAATGGTATCAACTAACTTGGCATAGTTAGTTGACATATAATCTAAGTCAATTGTAAGGACATTCATACAAGCATTAACTTAGCACGACTTGTTTTCTTCATGAAGTTTAACTGTTGTGCTTCATAACGTAATTTTTCTTTCAAAGGTTTACTTATTAATTTGTTTACACTATCTAATTCAATTTCATTCTCTTCACAGTAGTGGATGACAGAATCAATGTAATTCATTTCTGGATTGTGTAGTGCAATCTTCTCCACCTCCTGCGAAAACTTCGCAGACGTCATAAATCTATCCTCTAATAATTGTTTCTTGTCCATGCCGTTCTTGATACTCCGAGATGTAGCTCATCAATGTGAGAAAATATTCTTTCTTAGGAGGATGCACTACAACTTGGGTCTCTCCGTTTTCACAAGCAACGATTGTGACGAGCTGTTTAACAGTCATCCCATATTTTTCTTGCAACATACATGCGTATGCTGTTTCTTGAACGAAGTAGTCGTATAAGTATTCTTCACGCTTAGGATGTTCTGCTGTCTTGAAATCAATAATGGACAGCACTCCATCAAACTCAGCGATACAATCAACGCGACCTGCCAATTCTAAATGCTTGGAGTAGAGCGCAGCTTCCTGTAAGATGATATTATTTATACGGTCTAGAGTATCCCTAGAATGGTGGAACATGAGCACAGGAAGTGGATACTTCTTGTACTTTTTTAGGTCTAATTCGTTGTTAAAATAATCCTCTGCAATAGAGTGATACTTTGTGCCGCGACCTGTAGCACGAGTGGTTTTAGCATTAGCTTTATCCTCTCCTACTCTAGCACGCCAACGTGCAATATTTGCTTTCTTTTTAGCATTGTTACTAATCACTGTAGTGACAGATGGAAACTTATATCCCTCAGGTGTGAGGTACATGCGTTTTCCATTTACCATCTCAGCAGACATCTCAATAGGATCTATGCCACCTACGTGATTAAAGAGTTTCATAAACCCAGATTGATTTTGTTAATAAGATAAGACTTAACAAGACCAGAGCGAACGATGTCCTCAATACCAAACTCAATCATAGAAAACTCTTCCATGTTCTGTAAGATACGTTGGAAATCAATGATGCCTGTGCGTTCACTAATCTTTTGTAGATCAGTTTGTGCTGCATCACCACAGAATATAATTTTACTGTCTTGTCCTACACGAGTGATGATACTATCTAACTCATGGAAGTTTAAGTTCTGACACTCATCAATTATAACAATAGAATTATCTAATGTAGTTCCACGAATAAAACTGGTAGACCAGAACGAGATAGTTTCTTGTGCCTTGAGATTATCATACAACATTTCATACGAATTGTCATCTGGCATTTCAAACATTGCCTGTACCATATTCTTATATGGTATCTGATACAACGATGACTTGTCTTCATGATCGCCAGGTAAGAAACCAATCTCTCTAGTTGCTACTAAAGACCTAACAATATAGATCTTTTCGTATGGTGAGTAATCATCTAATACTTCCTTGAGTGCTTTGTACAGAGCTACAAAAGTTTTACCTGTACCTGCAACACCATAAGCATAGATCATTTTACCTTCATCCCATGCATCAAACATCACCTTCTGATTATCAGTTAGTGGTTCAATGTTGAGCATGTAGTCTTGACTAATGGGTTTACGACGCTTCATTTGTTTCGCAGTCATACCCTGACCAGGTGCTTTAGTCTTCTTTTTTACTGGCATATTAGTATCTGTATTTCTCAGTGATAGTTTTGTTGTTTACATATTCTGCTTTGGGAAGAACTTTATTCTTCATAATGTCCGTCCAACCAGGATGTGTCTTTGCCATCTTATCTCTCCACTCTCCTACCTCACCAGCAGAAGCAACTCCTGCTTGCCAATCTTTATCCCAATCGGGATTGTCTTTTCTCCATTGTTCATATTCTTTCATGGTCATGGAGAGTTCTTTCTTCTCTTCAGTTTTTAAATTTTTTACAGGATATGTTGGCATTAGTTCCACTCCAAAGCTTCAGCACAAATAGGAAATTGTTCACAGAATACACGCTTCGCATCGTTAGCGATGTCCATGTGTTCTTTTTGAGTGCCATGAGCACTACGTAGATCTATATAGTGGATCCAAGAACGACATGATCCCGTCATGTAAATTCTGGTAGGTGTTGCTAAAGGTAGCACCATTCTAGCACACTCTTTTGCAATACCCATGTCAAGCATGTGTCTGTAAATGTCCATGCCTTCATTAAAATACTTTTCTATAGCAATCTCAAGTTCTTGTCTTAAAAAAGGATCAACATCATCAATACTATTCTGTCTGTTCTTATCATCTTGACGACGTAGATCAAACATAGGAACATGAGTTGACAGCATAGAGCTGTCAGCATATCTCTGTGAAAATTCTTGGAAAGTAAATGATCTATGTCTTAAGATTTGAGCTGCGATTGCTCTTGTAGTTTGAATCTCCAATGTCATATGAGCTTGTTCAAAGACAGACCAGTGCTGATGATTGATACAATATTTAAGGAGTCCTGCAACCTTAGGATTTTCTTGGTTGTTCGGGTTGCTCACTCGTGCCACGTAACCCATCGTCTTCTCTGCTTCTGGTGTTACTGTTACTAGTTTCACTGAATTCATTAAATCCTTTTTTTCTCCTTAGTTTTTTAAGTTTAAGTTCATGTTTTGCATTGTTAAGTGTCTTCTTCATGTAGTGTATTTCTACATCAGAATACAACTGATCTTGTTTAAGTGCTGATTTGATTAATTTGATTTGGTCTTTGAGTCTCATACTCTTTGAATGCTTCTTTAATTCCTGTGGTTGAGTCATGATTTAACACCCAGTCAGTACAAAATTCATAGAGATCTTTTCCAATTCCAAACTCTTTTAATGATAGTAGACACTCTCTTCTTTGGAGCATCTTTTCATCTGAATAATTAATCTGGGTATCCATCGTCGTCATCTCTCCCTTGTGTGTAAGCGTGATTGTTTCCGTTGGTGCGATATGCATCTACGTCAGAGTATACTTCAGATTCTAACACATCCAATAAGGATTGCAAGCTCTTGACGATGTTTTTTAACTTCCCTCTATCCATATTTATATTGGTAGTAGGTATATTATACCACAAAAAAAGAGGGGGTCAACCCCTCTTGTGATTAGTAGAGAATTTCTCTACATATTCGTTTGCATTCGTTTTGTTGTGTATCACATTCTATTAGACACTCGTAGTAATCATCCAATCTGTCATCGTGAGACTTGTAATGATTATGCTGCCAACCATCCAACTGATTGTGCGATGTTAGATTATGCATTTTCCTCCAGAAATTTACCTCATAACGAGAGGAGGTTTAATTCATCTCTGTTACCTCTGAATTCTACCATTATTTATTTTTACCCTAACATAATAAAGAAAATTTGAAATAAAAATAAATGCCTACGAGTTTATACTCATAGGCATTGTTTGTTTTAAGATGTGATCTTCCAGTTTTTGATAGCGTTAAAGTGGACTTTTAAATAAACCCATTTAGCGTAATTAACACCACGATAGGTCAAGAATGCAAACGTTCTTTCGGGATCGTGCTTAACAGGATCAAACTCTGGAAGAATGGGACGATCCCAATCAACCTTGATCCTTAGCATTTTACTACCTCTGTAGTTGTACGAATTTTACCTCACCATAAATCATAGCGAGAAAGGCAATACAACTAAAAGATATGATGCCTACAACCTGCAGTGTTTCTACCATTGTTCTAAGCTCCTACCATCTTACGCTGTACCTTAACGCCTCTATACATTAACTCATGTCTTTGACGTTTTACTGCCTCTGCGAGTACCTTATTATTGTACTCTTCGGTGTCATATGAAACACCTCTGTATGTGACTTGTGCCATTTGGTTTCTCCTAAAGTTAGTGGACTTTGCACCTTTACCTCTTGCGAGGGATCCGTGTTTCCGTTCCTTCAGTCAGACTTTTGCGTCTCCCTAGAGAGATGAACGATCCGTTCCGAGTTGGCTTACTTGCGTCCAATAGACCATGGTTCGCAGTTTTCTTCTGGTACTTTGGTATAGAAGTAATCAATAAGATACTCCTTAGCATCTTGAATGTGATTCTCATCACTAAGAATCTCAATCCTTGCTTGATTCCATTCATCACATGACATTTCCCAGTGGGTAGCGTCATGTTCAGCGAATAGAAGTACTAGAAGTGCTAGACCATGCATTGGATGAACGTGTTAGAATACTAACATAAGTATTTAGAAATGTCAAATTGTAACAACTAATACTTTTACAATAATTTAATCTTATATTAATTTCCTGATAAGTAAAAGGATTCACCTCTACCTTTACATACTCTCTTAACAGATGCATCGTATGTAGGAGGATCCTCTGTTATTAATTCCTTGGCGAATTCAAACGCTTCTTTAAAACGATTAAATTTATATACATCATCATATGTTTTAGCAGACACGAGAACTCCATCGCTTCTCTTGTATCTCAAAGTCTTCCACACAGTAGGTTCATCTAACCTTCTGTAAAAGATTGTCCATTCTCCTGTTGCTGAACCACTCATTTTTTCTTCTTTTTCTCAGGTTTTTTAGTAGGATCAACCCAAAGTTTAGGAGTAACTCTACCTTCAGATTGAACTATTGCCAAAACATTTTTATACTTGTCATAATAATAGTCAAATATTTCAGACATTTTAAATGCCATGGCGAGATCCCATCTTGTTTCCTCTTTATCACCTATCTTATATTGCACAAGGTATGCATTATATGGTAGTGCAGAGTTGTTATCTTTTTTAGGATCGCAGTTTTCTTTTAGTATATTCAATGTTAACATCAGCTACGGTTTCCCCATTGTATTGAAGGGAATGCTTGTTCTACACACTGTCTGGTAATTTTCCAACGCTTACCAATCTTCTTGTCTTTGACAAGACATAGAACCTCTGCCTCTCCTTGATGCAATCCTTCTAATAATTGAATGAACAAAGTCTCACGACGTGTCTGTGAGATATTTGCACCACCTTTAAAGAACAGATACAACTTACGATACTCGTGTGCAAGAACTGTATGCTCTGTATCTTCTGGTGCTTCATTCTTTTTATATGGAACTTCTCCCTCTGGGAGCATAGATATAACACTCTCGTCAAAGTTAGCAATCAGAATAGCTCTAAGTGCTGGAGTGTTAAATCCCTCCAGAAGTTTAACCTTTTGTGCTTTTGTCTTTGCATTGCTAACTTTTTGTAGCACTTCATGCATTAATAATTTCATAACCTAATTGTTACCGTAAATATATTTATTCCTCTTCAATTTCGTCTTCATCTAAGAAACGAACTGAGAGAAGTTCTTCATTGATCCATTGACCATCTGAGTTTAGCATTTCTGGGTGAACACCTTCTTGTTGTATATTATACATGTGTTCTTGTTTTACTTCTGCAGCTACCCATCCAAATAGTACCCCAATTGCTAAAAAGATAAAGGATGTAGTTAATGAGATGTAGATCATTAATGTTTCAGTCATTGTTCAACTCCGAACTAGTTTTTTTCTGTTCCCACCTAAGTTCAAAGTTGAAGTAGACTTTTCTTTTTAGGAGGGTAAACGCTTTGTTTATAAGTAACCCTTTACGGGTTGGTTCAGTAATCTTCGGTTTCGCCCTCCTTAACATGAGCTCTATGCCTTTATTTATTTTAAGTTCACTCATTTTTTCTTTACAGAAACCAAATTTTTTTCTAAAAATAATTTAGCGGTCTCTACGAGTCCACCAATTTGTTCTCCGTCAATGACAACAAATGGAAACCCAACAACCTCAGGATATTTTTCACGAAATACTTCTGATGGGCATTGGTTTTCTTTTTCACCAACAACAATTGTTGTGTACTCTACACCTGCCCTTTCAAAAAGTTCAATAAGATTACCACAAAATTTACATCCAACTTTTGTGTAAGCTTTTATCTCCATAGTCTTTTTTCTATACAAAATATAGTATAACACATACTCATCTTTTTGGCAAAAAAATTGGCGGAGAATTTTTTTCCCCGCCAATGAATTCACTTTGTGATTTTAGATTAGACCTAACGATCCTGCGGTTATGCCAACTGCAATAAAGAAACCGAATTCTATTAAGTCTCTGTAAGGACTATGCAGTAGTTGTTTCATTTAACCGATAGATGGTGCTGTTAAAGCAACCTCTGTTGTGTCTGCTGAAGCAAGATCAAGTGGGAAGTTGTGTGCATTTCTTTCATGCATTACTTCCATACCTAAGTTTGCTCTGTTAAGAACGTCACCCCATGTAGGAATGATCTTTCCGTTAACATCTACAACTGATTGGTTAAAGTTAAATCCGTTTAGGTTAAATGCCATTGTGCAAATACCCATAGATGTTAACCATACACAAACAACTGGGAACACTGCTAGGAAGAAGTGTAAAGATCTAGAGTTGTTGAATGAAGCATACTGGAAGATAAGACGACCAAAGTAACCATGTGCAGCTACTATGTTGTATGTTTCTTCTTCTTGTCCAAACTTATAACCGTAGTTCTGGGACTCAACTTCTGTAGTTTCTCTGATTAGAGATGATGTAACTAAAGAACCGTGCATTGCACTGAAGAGTGCTCCCCCAAACATTCCTGCTACTCCTGCCATGTGGAAAGGATGCATTAGAATGTTATGCTCTGCTTGGAACACGAACATGAAGTTAAAAGTACCTGAGATACCTAGTGGCATTCCGTCTGAGAAAGATCCCTGACCGAAAGGATACACAAGGAATACAGCAAATGCTGCAGATACTGGTGCTGAATATGCTACACATATCCAAGGTCTCATACCTAGTCTGTATGATAGTTCCCACTGTCTGCCCATGTAAGCAGAAATTCCAATAAGGAAGTGGAAGATTACCAACTGGTAAGGACCACCATTATACAACCACTCATCTACTGTTGCTGCTTCCCATATAGGGTAGAAGTGTAGACCAATTGCATTTGATGAAGGAACAACTGCACCTGAAATGATATTGTTTCCATACATTAGAGCACCTGCTACAGGTTCTCTGATGCCGTCAATATCTACAGGTGGTGCTGCTATGAAAGCAACGATAAAGCATGCTGCTGCTGTTAGCAAGCATGGAATCATGAGTACACCGAACCAACCAACATATAGTCTGTTGTCTGTTGATGTAACCCATTCGCAGAACTCTGGCCATCCTTTTAGGAGACCTGTTGATCTGCCTGTTCTTGAAATAGTTGTCATTAGTAAGACGTTTTAAGTAGGGCTCAAAGGGTAGAGCGATACTTTATTTCCTGTAATCCCTTCACTACAGGATATGAGAGACGTAATTTATCCACCCATAGGTCTCGGTTAACGGGTGCACATAGAAAAGGTGAGGAATCCCTCACCATTTGATGTATTTATATTAAGATATCTTAACAATTATGTCAAGCTAAAAAGATAAGTATAATTACTTATTTTTTTTAAAGGGATGTTTAGGAACTTTATGTTTTGGATTTCTTTTTAAGTCTCGTTTGAGATCCCTGAGGAACTTGAGGTGTTTTTTTATTTCAGAATGATGCATCCTCTGTAGTGTAATCACCACAGACTGGTTGTACCTCCCAATTTTTCCAATCCATTTTTCTATCTACTATGAGTTTTTCTAACTCATCTACAGACAAACATACTTTTACTGGTTTGTCTGTGTTCTTCTCGTATATGTGAAAGATTAATGTATCTACCATTTTAGTGATAAACGTACCATCCTGTGGCTATGTATTTGGTTTCAGTATTGCTGACAATACCTTTGTGTGCATGTGTCCAGAACGCAGGGAAGATGCACAGTCTCCCTTCTACTGCATCAATAGTTTTATCATACTCTGGATAGTATGTACCACCACCATCAGTGACAGTGTTTAAGTATAGTGTCCAAGCTAGAATACGGTTACTTCCATTACCAGAATTTTCACAATGTAATAAATGATATCCTTGACCTGGATTATATCTCTGTAAATTATATCCCATATCAACAGAGAATTCATCTACAATTTCAGTGGAAGTAAAAGTATCTATGTAAAGAGATGTGTAAGCATTAAGAACTTTTGCAATAATTATATTTGGAATTGCATCAACATTGAACTCCATGTATAAATCCATAGAATCCTTTACACTAGGATCTCTAACAATTTGACCATTAAGAGAATACCTTCCTCTAATATGTAGATCTTTATTATCCTCAAAGAAATTAATAATTTTTTTACACATTTTGGGAGAAGTTACCTTATCATATACTCCTATAAAATCAACCATAAAAAAAGAGGGGATATTCCCCTCTAATTATAACACCAATATCTTCATGGTGCAAATGCGGGAATCATCATCCCACCTCCTTGGTCATCGTCATCATCCTCATCATCATTCCATGGAAGGTCACCTAGCATTATAAAGCTTGCCACAAATACCGTGATAACAGGCATGAATGGAAACAATAATGTGTGAATCCACGTTTGATAATCCGCTTCTAACATCATAGTAAACCGTGTGCATACACTGGTAGTCCAACTGTTGCTGTGATTGTTGTAGCGATTATAAAATAAAAGAATGGAATGTAACGTACAGACATAGGTCTCTTATACGTTTCCATAACGTCGTGATAGTTCATTACACGAAACCTGGTATGAGTTGACCTGTTGTTAGGTATGCTCCGATACCTGCAATGATACCAAGCATTGCTAATCTACCGTTAAGTTTCTCAGCAACTAACTTTTCTTTTTCAATTTCTTTTTTCATTAGAATATACCTGGTATGATTTGTCCTGTTGTAACGTAAGCACCTACTGCTGCTACGAAACCGAGCATTGCTGCCCATCCATTAAATCTTTCTGCTTCTGGTGTCATGATAGTGTACCGTTTTTGTAATAGTTTTGTAAATGAAGATGAAATCCACGGTTAGAAACCTAGGATGCCACCAAAGAAAAAGCTTCCTGACAAACTGTATGAAACGAACCCTGCTACTAAACCGAGCATTGCAAGTCTTCCATTGAGTTTTTCGGCATTAGGACCGTATCCCTCATAGGATTCATCTAGGTAAGGTTTAACCTCAGTTGGATACATATTTTGTCTTCCACCTGATTCAGTAGTTGTAGTCATTTTAAGTTTTGTTAAGAAACGTAACATAATTATATATAAAAGATTAAGTTTTGTCAAGCGGAAATCATATTAATATTGTTTATTGTGAACATAAGGAATTTGAATAAATAAATACAGAACTAAAACCCGTAGGGTAATATGAAGAAATTTATTCCCCTTGTTATGGTAGCAGGATTTGGAACTCCTGCATTTGCGGACATCACTCATACAATGACGTCCAGTATACAGTTGCAAACTAATGCAGCTGCAACACAGGTCTCAAGAATTGGATCCACATACTCAGCATCTGGATCAGGTGTGACTATGGCAGTTGGAGATAACGCAGGTCAAGTTGGTGGACTAGGTACACTCACTGACGGAGTTGGTCAAGGATCTATTGCTACAGCGACCCAGACAAGTACAGGCGGTGCATATACATTCTCTCAGTCATTCATTGAAGGTGACGCCATTGTAACTACAGCACCAAGTTTAGGTGCAGTCAGTGCATACTCAGACCAGACATCTACTGGTGTAGGTAGTGGAACTGGTACAGGTACAGTTACATCAGCACATGCTTTAACAGCAGTTGGTGGTGGAAGTGGTACTGTAACTACAGGTCAGTTCGTAACCGAATTAACAATAGACTAACATGACAAATGAAAAAGATATTTGTCCTGTTTGCAAGCATGTTTGTCCTTGCGAATGCGAGGACTGTGAAGGCTGTGCCTGTGGTCCCGAATTTCACTCAAGGTAGTATGACCTCGGTGACAACCCAGACGGTCACTACGAATGAGACCATAAATAGTATGGATTATGCCACAGGCTGGACGTATTCGGTCAGTGGCTCAGGGGTAGAACTTGAATCAGGTAGTACTAACGTAGCACCTGACGTGACAACAACACAAACTAATACCGTAGACGGTGTGACTTCAACATGGACTGGATTAGATTTATCAACAAACAACAAACCAAAT